TTATTTGGCAGATACAATAATTATTTTTCTAGATGCACCTGTGCCACGTTTATATTCATCTTCCGTATCAATAACTAGCTGGTTGAAAATTGTACTGATTATTTGTTTCCTTTCAAAATCATTAGCATCATTCCATAGAGAGTGGATGTTTTCCATTATAAATTTTATTTCTTCAGTATTTGTATTATTTGCTTTTTGATATTTAGAAATTTCTTCAGTAAGTTGTTTTTCTTGAAGGCGTAGGTTTTCAGTTTTTGCGATTAATTCATTGATACTTATCACATCATTCTCAAACATAACTTTCTGCTTTTTCATTAGCTTTTGAATGAGTTTTAATTCAGTTTCTAATTCAGTTATTTTTTGCTGAGAGATATTGTTTTGATTGGTATCTCCAATAATTTGTTTTGTTATTTCTTCAAGTGAATTAAGTACTGTTAAAACTAAGTTATCTTCTTTAATAATATGACTAGTACAATTCTTTCCTGCCTTTTTACCAGAACAACGATAAGTTTTCACTCCCTGAGAACCCTTATGCCCTGACATTGATGATCCACACCGAGCACATCTGAGAACTGAAGAGAAGTAATAATTACTAGTTTCTCTTTTTCCACCAAAAGTTCTTCTTTTATCAAGTAAATCCTGCAATGACCAAAATTCTTCTCTGGGAATTATACGGCTGTGTTGACCATCATATAAGGTTTGTTGGCGAGGGGGTTTCTTGGAGTCTTTTGGGTCATTGAAAGTTAAATATCCAGCATATATAGGGTTGTTAGCAATATCTCTAACAGTATCGACGTGCCAATCTCCACCTTTTCTTGTAGTGAAACCTTGTTCAGTTAATTTCTTTGCAATAGTATAGAAACCTAAAGTTTTCGATAAATGAAATATATATTTAATTAGTGGCTCTTCATCCTGATTAACTTCTAATTCCTTATTTAGAATTTTATAGCCGTAAGGAGGCATACCACCCTTCCACTTTCCTAACTTTGTTTTCTTTTCCATACCCAGTTTTACTCGTTCTGCTGTATTTTCCCTTTCCCATTGAGCTATTGCAGCAACTAATGTAATGAACAACCTACCCATAGCGTTTGTAGTATCGTACACTTCAGTGGCACTTTTAAACATACAGTTATGTGTATCTAAAATTTTTAATATTTCATAGAGGTCTAATACAGATCGAGTTAATCTGTCCAATCGATAAACCAGTAGAACATCTATATCTTCATTCTTGACACGTTCCATCATTTCTTTAAAGTGAGGTCTGTTTAAATCTTTAGCCGAATATCCATCATCAACAAAAGTGTCAATTAGCTCCCATTCTTGCGAAACACAATAAGCTTCAAGTCTTTCCTTTTGTGCAGCAATGGAATAACCATGTTTGGCTTGTTCATCTGTAGATACCCTAATATAGGCTACACACTTCATAGATAAAATCCTCCTAGAATTTAATATTAAGTGGTGCCATATACCAGACTAATTTACCTTTAATTGATACTGGGCAATGGTCCATGTCTTTATCACTATAAAATTGTGTTTGGTGGTCAGGATTATAACTAAGAGGTTCTAAAGTGACACCATCCTGATGTTTAAAAACTCTTTTTAAAGTAGCATCATAACCATTAACGGCTACAGCAGCTATATCGCCATTATTAACTTCCACAGTTGGGTCTAATAATGCTAATGCACCTTCGGGTATCACTTTATTCATACTGTCACCTATAACTTCTAATAAAAATGCATCAGGATATGTTTCTCCTACTTCTCTAGGAACATTTACAAGGTCTTGTACTTCAATCATTTCTATAGGAACACCAGCTGAAATTGAACCTAATAAAGGTATTTTTACTGAATCATTACCATGTGCCAAAGACGAGCGAATAGAAGTAACATTATCCTTTTTATCCTCGATGATATCACTCTTTAAAATTCCAAAGTGATCAGCAATTTTTTGAATAGTACCCATTCTAGGTTCCTTAATCTCATTTTCCCATGTAGAAACAGCTTTATCAGATACACCCGCAATCTCAGCTAATTCCTTTTGTGATAAGTTATGTATTTCCCTTAATTTTTTTATGTTTTTTCCAATACTCACTTTAAAGACCTCCGAACTATTTTATGTTTATTATTCTATACTAAAAGTAGAATAAATACAACGAAATAGCGAAAAAATTCTACTTTTAGATAGAGTTTCGTGAAAATTGATTGAGATTTTTATATTTTACTTAGTTGACATTCTACTTTTGGTAGAGTAATATGTGGTTGTGGATGAGAAAAAGCGAGGTGATGGCATTGAAATTCACTCTTAAGCAAGCTAGACTCCTCAAAGGAATGACTCAGGAACAAGTTGCAAAGGAACTTGGCATCCATGTCCAAACCTATAGAAAAATGGAGAAACATCCTGATGATGTAACTGTAGGTGAAGCCAAGAAGATAAGTGCAATCCTTGAGTTTAGCTATGATTTTATTTTTTTTAATGATAACTCTACTTTTAGTAGATATGTAGGTAGTGATTCTACTTTATAAAGTAGAGTTGTCCTAATTGTCCACCTGCATAGCCTTAATTGAGGTGATTATTATGGGTTTAAGCAAAGAATTACTTACAGAAGAAAAGGTAAGAAACCTTAAGCCGATTGTTGAACAAATTTTATCTAGAAAATACGGGAAAGAAATAAAATTTTTGAATTTGACAATCGGTGATATCACTATCCAATGCAACGAAAAACCTGTAAAGGAAATTTCATAATAGGAGGTGAGCTAAATGAAAATCAAACCAGCTGAATGGTTAAGACTAGCACCAGCAGACCGTTATATTCTAATCTGCCAAGCAACTATGAAAGGAGTGAAGTAAATGAAAAATCCAATGGAGGAAATTACTACAATAGCTCACCTGTTGCCTACTTCAGTTCTTGCAGATATCAACCAACGTATTGGTGATTGGTTAGCAAGTGGTGGTAAAGAAACAGATCCATACATTGAACAACAACTAAGGTTCGCTAAAAGGTTTTTAAAGGATGTGAAGTAAATGGGATTTGTAATATACCTATCAACATCAAGGATGGGGGATAGTGGTATTGAGTTGAGTTTTAATGATTATGGATACTGGCAAGGTAAGAAATTTGTAGTTCAAGGTCAAGAATATCCTATAACAGATAGAGAAATTACAGAAGAAACAAAAGTTTTTAGCAGTAGGGTAAGGGCAGAAAAATCAGCAGAAAAAGCATATAACAAATTTGGATTTGTAAGTTTTTGGAGAGTTGAAGAAATATAACCGACAACAGTCGGTACTCTTTTTACCCACAATGCAGAAATTGTTGAAAGGTTTTAGTTCTACTTGAAGGAGGTGATACATAGTGATCGGGAAAGTTACTGTTTGGTACATGACTGAGGAAGAACGTTTGGCTTATATCGCAAAGCATCCAATTGTCCCTTATGAACAAACAAGTGGTCAAACTTTCGGAATGAAGAATATAGAAAAGTTAAAAGCTTCTTCAAAAAAGGGAGCACTAACTACTAAAGAAAAATGGGCAAGAAGCAAAGGGGATGAGGAATATGGCATTCAGCAATGAACTATTTCGTTATGTAGCTGACGGTGATCTACATAGAAAGCTGGATAGCGTACAACATTCCACCAGCCTAAGACATGTGGTCACTGTTGGACACATGATTGAACATTACTCAAAAAACAAAGCTTAAGGGGAGTTAGCAATGAACGCAGCACAAATGCAGGAGAAATCGAGGAATAATCGTCATAAGATTGCAGTCACTGTAAAGGACCAGTTCATTAATGGCACAAATGCTCTTATAGAAGCAGCTGCAAATGCTGGACATTATCGTTATGTAACACCAATTCCAAATGAACCTTTGTGGAATGACTTTAATTTAACTGAATCGGTTGTAAGTTACTACAGAAAAAAGGGTTTTGAAGTAACAATTTCGTCTTTCTTACTTGCTGTTAATATGCATATTTCATGGGTGGACGGGAGTTATTCGGATGAAGAATATTGAGCATCCAATGATCACTCGTATTAATGCCACTGGTTATCCTTCAAAGGATGTTGAACCAAAGGAAAGTGCAGGGTCTGATTATTATGGCAACGATATCCTCGTTGGTGATGACATCGTTGAACATGATGGCGAAATTATTTTAGCTGATAGTTTAGAAGATTACTTGGCTGATGTCTTGGAGTTTAAATTCAGGAAAGCGACAGGTGATGATGTATGAAAAACGGTAAAAAGCCAACGCGCCGTCAAAAAGGGGTCATTAAGTTATCAGGCCTTAACCCTGAAAATTGGCTTATCTACAAAGCAAATGGGGACAGGCTGTCGTTGGTACACAGATACACTGGCTCTACCCGAAAAGTTTATAAAGAATAAAAAAGAGCCACTTTGCCGAGTGGACTCTAAAAAAATTATCGAATAGACAAAACCATCTTATGGTAAAAGACATAAAAAATCAAGGGGGTAATCAGTTTGCCTTATTTTGAAGCAAAGAAAAGAACTGTGTATAGCCCTGGTAACTCTAAGTTAGAAATACTGTTTAATTTTTTAGAAAAACATAATCAGTCACTTAGTGGCAGTGATCTTTATAACGATTTAGTAGATATATATGAAACCTTGGATGAGGAATTGAAGGAGGAAGCAGAATGAGTGAATTGTCATTGCAATATAACCAGCAGCAACAGCCTGTGTTGGCGCAGTCTACAAGCAGTCGTGAAATGGAAGAAGTGAAGGGTCAAATCTTTATGGCCAAACAATTCCCTAGAAATATATTTGATGCTGAAAAGCGTATTCTGGATAACTGCAAGCGTCCTGCTTTGGCTGAACAAGCAGTTTATAGCTATCCAAGGGGAGGCTCGAAAGTAGAAGGCCCGTCGATTCGTCTTGCTGAAGTATTAGCTCAAAATTGGGGAAATCTTTCCTTTGGTGTTAAGGAATTGGAGCAGCGTGCAGGTGAATCGGTAGCTATGGCTTACTGCTGGGATTTAGAAACCAACGTCCGCCAAGAAAAGATATTTACGGTAAAACATATTCGTGACAAGAAGTCAGGTCCACAAAAGCTAACTGACCAACGTGATATTTATGAATTAGTTGCCAATCATGGATCCCGTAGGATGAGGGCTTGCATCCTCGGTGTTATACCAGGCGACATTGTAGATCAAGCAGTTGAAGAATGCAATAAAACATTATCGGGGAAAAATTCTACACCGTTAAAAGACAGAATCGGAAATGCTCTTAAAGGGTTTAAAGATAGCTACCGCGTTACTCAAGTCATGATTGAAAATCGTTTTGGCTACAATGTGGATTCATTTACTGAGCGTGATTACTTGGACTTAATCAAGATTTTCAACTCCTTAAAAGATGGAATGAGCAAGGTGGAGGACTGGTTTGACAAGGGGACAACGAATAAGAAAGCAGATAGTGATAAAAGCAGCACATTAGCTGAGTCTTTCCAAGAAAAGAAAGGAGCTGACACAGCAAATGCAAAAGAAACTGATCCAACTCAACAGGGAGAATTATCATTCGACTGAAGCTGATAAAAATTATATGTCAGTTTCCCAGTTTAAAAGCTTTGTAGAGTGTGAGGCTAAGACTTTAGCTAAATTAAAAGGTGAATATAAGCAGGCATCGTCAAATGCTTTGTTGGTCGGTTCTTATGTGCATGCAGCATTTGAGAACGAAATAGCCTTTAATGAATTTATAGAACAAAACAATAATGCCATTTTTAAAGCGCGTGGTGGTAAGTATTCTGATTTTGAAACTGCAGATCAGATGATTAAAGCAGTTAGTGAAGATTCGTTCTCCATGTTTGCCTTAGATGGTGAGAAAGAAGTCATTTATACAGGAGAACTTTACGGTTCTCCTTGGAAAATCAAAGTGGATTCCATCAATCATGGTCGTCATACCTTTTCGGATTTAAAGACCACTCAGGATCTGTTTAAAAGGTACTGGAGTGTTAAATACGAAAGCTGGGTGTCATTTGTAGAAGCGTGGGATTACGTCCTGCAAATGGCTCTGTATCGCAAGATTATTGAGCAGAATACAGGATTACCTTACAACCCATATATTGTGGCTGTTACAAAAGAAAATCCACCTAATAAAGCTGTACTTCATTTTGATGAATCTAGATTCAGTTTTGAATATGAATACCTTGAAATGAAAATGGAACGGATACTGCAGGTGAAAGAAGGGCAGTTGGATCCTAATCATTGTGGTAAATGTGATTATTGCAGAACTGTAAAGAAGCTTACTGACACAATTGAAATAGGCGAATTGATTTATGCATGACCACGACGTTCCTACACATGTTGTCCTACCAGAGAAACTGTGGAAGGAAGCGAAGAATAATGAAGAACTCAAAAGTCTGATTCTGCAATACATGGAACGATATCCACATTACAAAGTTAAAACAGTGAAAAATGGAATGGCAATCTGTTATAGGAAGTAGGTGAGACAATGCCCGAAGCCTTTTATTTTCCAGTGCATAACGGACTTCTTTCACCTCAGCATAAAGAAAATATAGGTAACGCCCTCTGGGAGTTTCTCTGGATGATCGCTAAGACGACAAAGGAAATTCAGGATGATGAAGGAGAAACTTGGGGCATTGTTCTTGGAGGAAAGCCAATTAAACTGTCTGAAATTGCTGAGGATATAGGTAGCAGCGAAAGAACCATTCAAAGAAATATCGGAAAGCTAAAGGATAACGGTTATATCCAAGCTATTAAAGCTCCATACGGTGAAATTTTTAAGGTTAAAAATTCTAAGAAATTCTATAAAAAGAGACACGACAAAAGTGTCGTACCTGCCAAAGAGAGAGACGACAAATCTGGCATGTCTCTAGATGAGAGACACGACAAAAGTGGCATGTCTGAACCGAGAGACACGACAATTTTTGTAGAGAGACACGACAAAAGTGTCGTCTCTAATAAGAAAAAGAAAGAAAAAGAAGTTAATAAAGAAAAAGAAGTAACAACAAGAAAAAAAGAGAATGAGGTTGATGTTGTGGAAAATAATCCAATTGTTGAGTACGAAAAGTTCTTTGGTTTTCCATCCGCTGTTTTGATTCAAGATTTTAATTATTGGATTGATGAATCACAATTTCAAGAACCAGAAGCTATCTTATGTGAAGTGATAAAGCAGGCAAGTAAACAGGCACCAAGAAATGCAGGTGTATATGTAAAAGCCATTCTTAAGAAATATCACGATATGGAGTTATTCACTCTAGATGCTGTCTTAGAATACAACAGAAAGTTTGAAGAAAATCGGAATGGTGGTGGTCATAGTGGCAACCGATATAGAAACAATCCTAAAGAAGATTCGGGAAAGGCAGAAGCCGAACCAACTACAGTTCCAGTTGGCAGGGTCAGAAGAACACAAATATAAATGCAAAGTATGTAAGGACAAGCACTTGATTATCTACCGCGTTCATAAAGATACGGAATGGAAAGAAGAGCATTTTCAATTGAACGGCAAACATGAAACTAGATCAGTTCCAAATGAAATGGTGCCAGAAGATGATTTCCTTGCTGGTAAGGTCTGTAGTCCTGCTGAAGCATGGCAATGGAAGGATACTTATTCCAAGAAGTGCGATTGTGTTAAGGCGATAAAAACAAACAGAATACTTAAGTCCAGTGAGATTACAGAAGCATTCAAAAGCAAGGGATTTAAAAACTTTGTTACAGACGGAAAGCCACAAGTCATTAAGGAAGCCTATGAATGTGCAGTTGAGTATTATCAGTCTTTCCGTGAAATCAGGTTCACAGAACAAAATAGTATGGCCTTACTTGGTTCTCCAGGCTCCGGAAAGACCCACTTACTGACAGCTTTATCTAACAACTTAATGTCGAAGAAGCAAATCGGCGTGCTGTATTTCCCTTATGTCGAAGGGTTTACAGACCTGAAGGACGATTTCAACAAGCTGCAGTCTAAATTAGACCGAATGAAAAAAGTGGAAGTACTGTTCATAGACGATTTGTTCAAACCTTTGAATGGTAAGCCAAGATTCACAGAGTGGCAGTTGGAAATGACATATGAGGTTCTGAATTATAGATATAACAATAAGATGCCGTTTCTCATTTCATCCGAGCTTAGTACAAAGGCTTTAAGAAAAGTGGACCCAGCACTTGCAGACAGGATTATCGAACGTTGCAGTGACTTCACAGTAAACATCACTGGAGAAGACCTTAGTCTAAATCATAGATTGCGAGGTATTGAGAATGTGTGAATTATGCAGTGGAAACAGAGTAGTGAAGGCCATTGGTTCATATTCAGTAATAACCAATCCTTGCCCTTTATGCCCTCCAGAAACAGTGGAGGAAAGGGAATTAAGATTTACTTCTCTGTTGGCGAAATTGGACGGTTCGGGAAATGGGCAGGACTAATCAAACTACCCATTATCGTAAGGTTGATGGGAAAAAGCGCAGCGACCGTAAGATTACTATTCTCGAAGACTCGGACTTTGAGTTTTGGGAAAGTGAATTAAACATAATAGCTGAAATGTTTACAGGTTATGAAGACATTGAACGCATAGCAGCAGAATTAAATCGTGCAGATCCGGACGAAGTGGTTATGGCGGTTATTCATTTAGCAAAGGAAAACAAATTAAATAAGAGAAAGGGGAAAAAGCGATGAAGAAATGTTGCTATCCAGATTGCAAAGAAGCAGCAACAAGCATAGGAGCTTTAGTACCGTTATGTGTTCATCATCATAAATCGATTGAGGATGAAACAGATAGCTATACAACGAAAGGAGCTCAGCTATGAGATTTGTTGGTATCGATCCAAGTACAAAAACAGGTTTTGTAGCTATTGCTCCTAATGGTGAAGTGTTGAAGGCAAAGGAGTTAACTGGTGTTGGGAGTGAAGATCCTAAGCGAATGGCCACCATGATTGATGAGGTTATGAGACACGTACAGCCTGAAGACTTTGTTGTGATTGAGGGATTTGGATATAGCACAACGCAAGGAATTCAATTAGGTGGAATTGGCTGGGGAATTAGAATGGCCTTGTTAAGAAGGAGAATTAACTATATCGAAGTTGCTCCAAATGCTTTGAAGAAGTTCGCAACTGGTAAAGGTAATTCAACTAAGGAAGAGATGATACAACCCTTAATGGATAGATGGGGGTTTAGTAATCCAAGTGATAATGTTCGTGATGCTTTTGTAATGGCTCAAATTGCAAGAAACCTTTCTGTCTTGAGAGATGCTTCTGAACTAGAAATGAATATGCTTTTAGACCCTTATCAGTCAGAAGTAATTTTTAATATTCTCCATCCGAAGCAAAAGCCAAAAAAGAAAAGAAGGAAGAAGCAGGTTGCAAAATGACTTTAGAACAAGAGAAAGACGATTTAAAAGCAAAACTAATTGATTTAGGCTATTTCAAAACTCCCGATGGCAGGCAGCTGTATGAACTTACATATGAGGAGCTTGAAAATATATATAACCAACAAAAAGGAGCGACTACTAATGCAACTAACAGTTAAAGCACATTTCAATAAACAAACAAAGGACAGCAAAAAGGAACTTATCCAGTTTTACGTTAAGGGTGAGGATGAAAAGAAGCCTGAAATCAATCATTTAACTCGCGAAGTTGTTGAACTGGAGATTGAAGGTGTTGAACAGAAGTTAACATGTGAGTTCAGTAAGAGTGCTAAGGATAGCAAGAAGACAGTCTTAGACTTTGTTGTTAAAGGTGATACATCTGCAGACCAATCATTCAACTTTTATAAAATGGCTGGTTCTGATGTAACGCTAAATATTGTTGAGTCCCAAATGAGCATAGATGAATTCTATGAAGAACACGAAGGAATAGAATACTCAGTTGATGATAAAGGCTCTGTGAATGTTCCTGACAATCAGCTTTCAATGGACACGCTTGATGAGGTAGCTGCTTCCACTGAAGAAGAATTAGATTAAGCAATAAACTCTCCTTCCTTCGGGAGGGAGAGAATTCTATAACAGGGGGAATTACAGTTGAATTTAACTAAAATGTTTGAAACGCAAAAGGTACTCAGAGATAGAATCGGATATGAAGGTCCAGATCGCTTTGAAAAGTTAATCCTGGCCTTGTTAGTTGAAGTCGGTGAATGTGCCAATGAATGGCGCGGGTTTAAGTTTTGGAGTAAGGACCAGAAACCAAATAGAATTGCATATGTAGATTGTAAGAAATGTAATTCTGTAGGAAGTTATGATGACCCCAATGGACATGGCTTAGTTCATTGTAATGTTTGTAAAGGTGATGGATATATGAGAGTTTATGATCCACTCCTTGAAGAATATGTAGACGGATTGCATTTTGTTTTGGAATTATGCATTGAGTTGGAATTAGATGCAGACAAAATAGAAAAGTATATTGAAGACCGAAAAAAAGTAATTGGAACTATGGAATATCAGTTTGGTTATTTATATCATCATACATCTTCATTAATGAATATTGTAGATGTGGAAAACAGAGTAATAATGATGTTGCATATTACCAAAGCTTACTTAGGATTAGGTTATCGACTCGGTTTTACATGGGAGCAAATTGAACAAGCCTACTTTGATAAAAATAAAGTGAACCACGAAAGGCAAGAGAACGGATATTAAGGAATAGGATTTTCCTTAAACAAGGAGGTTAACATGGAAGAGTTTTACGAAGTGTACAGTAAAAACTGTCGGGATAATGGATTAAAGTTAGAAATATACCATTCTCCAGTAATGGACTGGGTAGTAACAATTTATCAAATTAATCTTTCTGATATTGAAAATCCAAATGAAATCATTAAAATTCAGGATCCAGAAAGAAAATTAGCAATTGCCAAAGCATACGTTGCCTTAGTTGATTGGTTATTAGAAAACCAAGGAGGATATTAGTGAATAAAAAAAGCCAGGATTTCTCCCAGCTGAATTCGAGTAAGTCAATCATATCATAAATGGGGGGAGTCGTCTTGAAACAATTGTCCTTTGTGCTTCCTGAAATAGATAGAAAAGCTACACAGATTAGAGTAGAACAACATTTGGAACAATATCGACTGTTCAAGTACTTAATATTTGAGGAACGAGAAGCCTCAATAACAGCTGGTACAGAAATCAGATATCATGGTCCAACTAATGTAACTAGTGATCAAACTTCAAATATTGCCATATATAATGTAGATCAACAGAAATATAGAGAGAACTTAATCTTCCGTACCGAAAAGGCTGTGGATAGGTTGCCTAAAATGGAGAAGTTCCTCATCCAAGAAAGGTATTTGTCCAGCGAGTCCGAATACTTAACAGACTACAATGTATATAGCCATAAATTCCAGCCACCTATTAGTGAAAAGACATACGCAAAGATTCGTTGGAAAGCATTCTATAAGTTAGCTTTGAATTTGAATATTGCAGTGCTTAGTAGTGAGGAGGAATAAGAATTGGAAAATGTACAATGGTTTGAAGCAAGTGAAAATAAAGATGGTGTTGAAACAATCGGTATGACCCAAATCGATAAGCAATTGAATTTAGGGAGAACAGTCGGTTATAACGGAATATTGAAAGGCGAAAAGGTCTCGTATGAGGGAAAGGATTATACAGTTGTTGTGGTATCTCGATTAGGGTATTTCGGATTATCAGAAACAGGTGAACTGCCTTATACACTAACTGCAAGACCAGATGAAGTAATTAAAATATAAACGGGGAAAACTGTACGAAATAATTCCGAAATCTTTCCTAAAAAAACTCGAAAAGAAGTCGTGGTATTAGGTTTTACCCATGTTATATTTATATTATCAAGAAAAATTCAAAGAGAAGCGTTCCTAAGTCATTAGGGCGCTTTTTCTATGTTCATGACTATTTAGTCGTCGTTATAAATGAAATGCGAAATAAGCTAATTCTGGCAGTCTGACAGTCTAATAAGAAGGTGATGATATGAAACTTAAAGATCATCTTAAAACAGAACAATTAAAGCAGCTTGGAAAGATGAGTAATAAGAAGAAAAAGAAAAAGCAACCGAAAGAAGAAAAAGTAGACTGGATTAACATTATGGGCATGGACAGAGATAGATACAGTCGTGGTCGTGGTGGAGCTATCAGAAGGAAATAATGTCGTTATTTGACGAATTATAAAGATTGTCCACTTATTTCCTTTCTCTGATAATTAAGGGAGGAGGGGATATTAAATGAAAATTTTCTTAAGTTGGTCAGGAATAGAAAGTAAAAAATTAGCTTGGGCTTTTAAGGAGTGGTTGCCAAATGTTCTGCAGTATGTAGAACCATATATGTCTTCAAAAGATATAGCATTAGGTGAAAGGTGGAGTAATAGTATTGCTGATAATTTAGATCAGTCAGTATTTGGTCTTGTTTTTGTTACACCTTCAAATATTGATGCTCCTTGGATTAATTTTGAAGCAGGTGCGCTTTCTAAGACTTATAACTCAAAAGTGGTCCCGATAATTTATAAAGCAGATGTTACTTTGTTAAATAAAGGGCCACTTAGACAATTTCAATCTACGCATAAGCTAGACCAAGAAAGTATTTTTGATTTACTTGAAAGTATCAATGATTCTTGTGAAGAAGGAAAACTTGGTCAGGAAAGACTTAAGAAAGCTTTTGATATGTGGTGGGAAGAGCTTGATGTAGCTATTAATGCAATAGAGCAAGCAGATACAGATGCAGAAACAGATACGGATGGTAATCAAAATAGTGAACCAACTGAAAAGGATTTATTAAATGCTATTTTGTCTAGAATGATTGATCAAGAAAGAAAGTTAAATAAAAATAGTTTGAATGAGGAACTCACTAGACAAATGAACAATTTAATGAATGAACCAGCAGTTCCTCAAACATTAATAAAACAATTGAAAGTTTCTTATAATTTACTCGAGGAATGTATGAGAAAGTTAGAAGGAGGACCTTATCCTGACGAATTTTTTAGAGAGTTAGAAGTTGGCCTTAGAAACTTTGACCAATCTATTTTTTACTTAAGCAGAAGAAGTAGAATGAAGAAATCTAATGAAATCACAATAAGTGATCTTTGAGCTAAGCACCTTTATCGGTGCTTTTTATTATGGAGAAAGAAGGATGAGGAATATGGCTAAAGGTGTAACTATTGATGTAACAGCTGATACAAACAATCTTTCGGCAAAGTTAAGAGCTATTGCTAAACATGCAACAGCATTGGCTGATGAGCTGGATGCAATTGACCAAGGGAAAGAGTTGGATGACAGAGTACAAGACTAAGGAACAAAAGAGTAAGTTCTATAACAGCACAGCTTGGAAGAAGCTGAGGATAGTAATTAAAGAACGTGACAACAATGAATGCCAGGAATGTAAACGACAAGGCAGAGTGTTCATTGATACTAATGAGTATAGTGAACGTGCAAATCGTAAGAAGATACAGCTGGTTGTTGACCATATCAAAGAACTTGAAGATTATCCTGAGTTAGCTTTGGAACCTGAGAACTTAGAAGTATTGTGTGTGACTTGTCATAACAAGAAGCATGGCCGTTGGTTCCTTGGATTTAAACCTAAGGTAAACAAGTGGGCTGATGATGAAAGGTGGTAAGGGTAATGAGTGTTGAGAAGCAAATTGAATTAACTGAGGAAGACAAGTGTTATATCAATCAAATGCAGGCATGGTTAAAAGAACAAGATGCAAGAGAAAGACAAATCATTGCAACGATTGAAACATCAAGTGAAATTGTTGAGCAAAATAAAATTCAATTGGAATGGCAAAAGAAATCATATAATGTTGCCGTTGAAGAATTCGAAGAGTGGAAACGGTCGAAAGGAATCGAATAGTGCCCCCCGGGTCAAAAGTTTTAGTGAAAAGTTCACTGGGGATACCGGTATAGGGGGGTCAATCGTCTAAAAATATTTAAAAAACAAGTCCTTCACATTAGGGGTGTAGGGGGGAGGGGGTAGTATGGATAAAATAAACTTAGAAGAATTAAAAAATCAATTATTATTGCGGATTGATAATGATGATTTGCTGGAAGTAAAGAAAATAAATGATTTAATTCGGCTACATGAATTAGATGCAGAGTGTGACACAGTGATTGATCGTGATGGAGTAAGTATTACCATTGAGAATGGAAAACAAAAATTCATAAAGAGCCATCCTAGTATGAATGAGAAAATGAAAATAAATGCTCAGAAGATTGCTCTGGAGAAATCAATTAAGTTCAAACTTAAAACACCGCCTGCTCCTCCTCCTGCAACAACTGTGGAAGACCAGCAAAAGCGTGGTAGTTTAATTTGATTACTTATAGCTACGTTGAAGAGTATATTCGCCAGTGGCGAAACGGCGATATCACTTTAAACAAAAGACGTATTAAGTTAATTGAGTTGATTGAACGTGACATACTTACTTCTGAGGATATGTATTTCGATGAGGAACAAATCGAGAGTTATATTCAGTTCACAGAAAAGTATTATTTCCCACTTACATTGACACAAAAATTTAAAACCTGTTTTATCTTTTTGTATTACAACGATGGCTCTTTAGTATTTGATGAACATTTAGATTATGAAGGTCGTGGCGGCGGGAAAACTGGTCGTATTTCTACATTAGCTAATTATTTCATCAGTGAGCTTCACGGAATAAATAATTACAATGTATCTGTTGTTGCAAACAGTGAAAAACAAGCAAAGATGTCATTTACAGAAGTATTTAACACGATTGATAAAGATGACAGGTTGAAATCTCACTTTCATCATAAGAAGGCTTTAATTGAATCTCGAATCACGAAATCTGAGTTTCAATATCATACTTCTAATGCAAATACCAAAGATGGATTACGTGACGGTTGTGTAATTTTTGAAGAAATTCACCAGTACGAAAACTCGTCCACAGTTGATGTATTTACATCCGGTTTAGGTAAAGTTGCAAATCCAAGAATATTTTATGTTGGTTCAGATGGATATGTCCGCGAAGGCTTCTTGGATAAGTTATTAGAAAGAGCGGATAATCTGTTAGATGGATCCGTAAGTATTCGTGATGATGGCTTATTTCCTTTCATGTGTTGTTTGGATGAAGAAGAAGAAATGCACAATCAAGAAATGTGGCAAAAAGCAAATTCACAATTTCATCCACCATTAACGAGTTATGCAAAGACATTGTTAAGAACTGTGATGAAACAGTATAACAAATTAGAGCATAATCCTGATGGTTATGAAGAGTTCGTTACAAAACGGATGAACTTGCCAAAAGTGGATTTAGAAAAGAGTGTAACGTCTTGGGCGAAAATCAAAGCAACTAATCAACTATATGATTTAGATGAGTTAAAGAAGCGTGAATGTATTGGTTGTTTAGATTATGCAGCTGTTCGTGACTTTGTTGCAGCAGGCCTTTTATTCTTAAAAAATGATAGTTACTTTATTCCTAAAGAGTTGACTCACTCATTTATATGTAAACCTTTTGCTGACAAGCATTATGCTTATAGCAAGGATAAAGCTGAAAACAACAATAAGAAAGACCATCGAAAATTCGCTCCAATCCGTGAGTGGGAAAACGATGGTCTTTTGACTGTCAAGGATATTGAAACCATGGATCCACATTTGATAGTTGAATGGTTTGTAATAAAACGTGAAGAAGGTTGGAACATCAAGAAAATTATCGGAGATAACTTCAAGATGGACATTCTTAAACCGTTATTTGAAGCGGAGGGGTTTGAAGTTGAAGTCATAAGGAATCCAGATGCTGCAAGTGGTCTGTTAGCTCCAAGAATAGAAATTGCTTTTGAAAATGAACAAGTGATATTCGGAGATAATCCGTTAATGCGTTGGTACACAAATAATGTATTGGTTAAGCGACTTCCTAATGGTAATAAAGTTTATAGAAAAAAGGAAGAAGTTAAACGGAAAACAGACGGCTTCATGATGTTTTTGTATGGAGTATGGGGATCAAGAGATTTAGATGATTACGATGTTTCGGATGCATTAGACGTTTTAAGTGCATTGAACTTTTAGGGAGGGGGGTGATTATGTAAATGGGATTTATTAGTGACATTTTAAAACGTAATAGTGAACTTGAAATATTGTTTGATTTAGACCTTACCAGTGAAACCACACACCGTGCATATTTGAAAAAGATGGCCTTAGAAACCTGCATTAACTTCATTGGACGAACCATTAGTCAATCTGATTTTAGAATTATTAAAAGTAATAAGAGGCAGCTTGACGAGTGGGATTATCTGTTAAACGTTAGACCAAATACAGATCAAAGCGCTGCGGACTTTTGGCAGCAATTTATTTACACATTGATTGATGAAAATGAAGTATTGGTGATTCTAACAGATAGTAATGATTTGTTGATTGCAGATGACTTTATTCGTGATGAATATGCTGTGTTTCCAGATGTATTCCGCAATGTAACGGTAAAGGATTATACTTTCCAACGAGCATTTCAAATGGATGAGGTTATTTACCTTACTTATAACAATGAAAAGTTAACAAAGTATATGGATGAAATGTTTAATGATTATGCTGATTTGTTTAGCAGAATGTTGGAAGTAAGTCTTCGGAAGAATCAAATTCGTGGAACTGTTGGTGTTGATGCGACACAAGCGCTCGATGAGGAAAAACAAATCAAACTACAACAATTTATAGATAGACTGTTTAGTTCCTTTAAGAAAAATTCTGTTGCCCTTGTCCCTAAACTGAAGGGTTTTGATTATAACGAAGTCTACAGTGGAGAGAATAATGGGCAATCTGTGGAAGAACTAACAAAGCTTAAGAGGTCCTTAATCGATGATGTCTCAAACATTCTAGGAATCCCAAATTCTTTAATTCATGGAGACCTGGCAGAATACGAAACTAGCATTAAAGCATACGTAAAATTTTGTATTGCTCCTTTAATCAAAAAAATTGCTGATGAACTTAATGCAAAGCTTATTGAAAAAGAGAACTATCTAACTGGACACAAGATTGAAATACGAGGAATTGCAGAATTAAATCCACTTGAAATAGCAGACGCAATTGATAAATTGCGCGCAAGTGGAGTTTATAACGGTAATGAAATTCGTATTAAATTAGGTGATGAGCCAAAGGATATCCCTCAATTAGAAGAGTATGTCTTAACCAAAAATTACGAGTCAACTAATGCTGTTGAAGGAGGTGAGAAGGATAATGAAGAGAAGATTTAATTTTAAAAATCAGCAGTATAATAAGCAGTTGGAAAGTATTCCTCATAATTTTGCAGTAACTCACGACAATGAAAAAGGTGAATCGAATCTCACGATTTATGGGGATATCGGTGAATCTTGGTGGTGGGAGTCTACATCGGCAGTTGATGTTGACAATGCTTTAAAGGAAGCAGGTTCAAACGATATCGTAGTCAATCTTAATTCACCTGGTGGAGATGCATTTGACGGAATAGCGATATATAACCGTCTAAAAAACCATCAAGGAAAAGTCACGATATATATTGACGGTTGGGCTTGTTCAGCAGCATCTGTTATTGCTATGGCTGGTGATGAAGTCATTATGGGTGCTGGTGCTATGATGATGATTCATGAGGCATCTAACATTGTATGGGGAAATAAAAATGATTTCCGCAAACAAGCAGATTTACTTGAAAAGTTGGAAGATGGAATCATCGATATCTATATGCAGAAAGCGAAAATTACCCGAGAAGAAATACGTAAAAAGGTAGACGATGAAACTTGGTTTAGTGCAAACGATGCATTAGAAATTGGCTTTGCTACTTCAACTGCTACATCATCAGTAGTAGAAAGCAATGACGATGAGCTTACTCATCTTAAAGCACAAATGCAAGCAATGCAAAATGAATTAAACGAATTTAAGAATCAACAAACACAGGTGCCGTCTAACAGTAAGAGACGACGCTTTTTTTAATACTTTAATAATTGGAGGTAAGTCTAAATGACGATGAAATTAAAAGGTTCTATGGGGAATTTTGAAGCGAAAAAAACAGCTTACATGAATGTGGTGAAAGATGAAAACTCTACACCGGAACAATTAGAAACTGCATTTACCGAGATGTTTACTGCTCTACAAACAGATTTGACAGAAAAAATCACATCAGAAGCCAAAAATGAAGTACACGATGCGCAAATTTTAGCTGCTCGAGGACAAAATGTATTAACTTCCACAGAACGAAAGTTCTTTAACGAGGTAATTGCCAGCGGTGGATTTGCAGAAGATACTATACTTCCAATTACTACTCAAGAACGAGTATTTGAAGACCTAGTTACAGATCATCCCTTGCTATCAGCAATTGGACTGCAAGATTTAGGAGCGGTAACTCGTTACATCTATTCTGATGCAAACAAAGCTTATGCTTGGGGAGCATTGTTCGGTGAAATCAAAGGACAAATTTCTGCAGCCTTCCGAGAAGAACAAATTGGACAGTTGAAACTAACGGCTTTTGCAGTCATTCCGAAAGATATGCTAGAACTAGGGCCAGAATATGTTGAGCGATATGTTCGGACAGTACTAGTTGAATCTTATTCTGTAGGTCTAGAATATGGTCTTGTTAATGGTAGAGGTCCGGCCCAGAACGAACCAATCGGATTGATGAAAGATGTTAATGCAGAAACTGGAGCGGTAACTGTTAAAACGTCTAGTGGTACTTTAACATTCGCTCCTTCTGATAAGGGAGAAGTTGTTGCAAAAGAATTAGGTGGAGTTGTTGTTGAGTTATCCAAAGATGCTAAAAACAAAGCTCGTAAAGTGGCAAATAAAATTATCATGGTAGTGAATCCAATTGATGCTATCAAGGTGCAAATCGGAAATACTATTCAAACTGTTAATGGCCAATGGGTTACTACTTTGCCATACAACATCTCTCCAATTGAATCTGAAGAAGTTCCAGAAGGAAAAGCGTTATTCTTTGTAAAGGGCGCATATTTAGCAGCGATTGCAGGCGGTTATAAAATTAATAAATTCGATGAAACATTGGCTATTGAAGATGCCCGATTATACACAATGAAACAGTTTGCTAACGGGAAGCCAAAGGATAACAAAACTGCTTTGGTTTATGATTTGGACATTGATTTTGGATTAGCACCTGCAGGAGCATAAGGGGTTGATTTGATTGGGGTTGGAAATCAAGGAAGAACTACTCCAAGAATTTAAAGACAGAATGCATATTACGAATAGCATGGAGGACAGCAACCTAAAAAGATTGTTGTCCTTTTCTGTTTCAGCCATTAAAAACAGCTGTGGTGAATTTGATATTTACGGAAATGAGGAGACGGACAATAGAGCGAAGGAGTTAGTTTTTGAACGAACCAGATATGTCTATAACGATGCTTTGGAGTATTTCGAGAACAACTTCTTAAGTCAAATTACCGGTCTTGCACTTTCTCTTATACCAGAGGAGAGTACTCCAGATGCAGCCGTTTAAATACACACCGCCTCGAGCTAATACTGGTGATTTACGTACGCCAATAAGGTTTTATCAATATGCTCCAAACAATGGACCTGAGCCAGGAGAGGGAGAAGACAAACTTTTATATACAGCTTGGGCAAAAGTGGATAGTGTGTGGATGAAAGATTTAGAACTTGCTAAGTCAAATGGTACTTTATCTGATCTAACCATAACTATCCGTAATCCACAGGCTGGTTATATCCCTACCAATAAGCACTATATGGATATTGATGCCCCAGAATATGTAGGAAAACGATACAACGTTAAACAGGTACAGCCTGACTTGCAAAACACTGGGTTCATAACGATTGTGGGTGAACTTAATGGGAGTTAGTGTTACAGGAAATAGCCAACTTGAAAGGGAATTGATGAGGCGGCTTGGTTCTCAGAGGACACAGCAAATCGTGGATAGAGCATTATTGGCTGGTGCCCGTGTATTTGTTCAGGAACTAAAAAGTCAATTTGAATCCTTTAAAGATACAGGTGCTTCTATCGATGAAATAACCATTTCACAACCTATGACGGTTGGGGGAGCTAGGACTGTAAAGATCTACTGGCGAGGACCAAAAGGGAGATACAGAGTTATCCACTTAAACGAGTGGGGAACTGTTAATAACCCTAATCCAGAAGGTAAGGGAGCTATTGCTAGAGCGTTAAGGAATGCTGCAGAAGCGTACCGAAATGCAATTAAGCAAGAATTGAGGCGAGGTCTCTAATGGATGTTCAGGCTAAGATTTATAATGCTCTAGTTGCAGATGAATTCATTGCTGAACAAGCATCTGGAAGGATTAAGTATTACGAGTATCCAGAGAGCGGAAATGTTGAAGAACCCTATATTATTATTGATCCACTAGATGTTCCTAAGCCATCTGATTTCGCTGATGACACATGGCTTACATTTGATTGTCTTTATCAAATTGAAGTTTGGACTAAAAATAGGACAACCACTAGGCAGTTAGGAGAAAGGGTCTATCAAGTTCTTTGGAAGCTTGGTTTCATACAAAATGGTGGACTATCAGAATATGACTCAGGAATTTTCCGTGATGCAAGACGTTTCCGCGGAAAGTTATACAGAGAAGATTTCGACACAATTGCTGTGTCATTAAATAAAGAGGAGTGAGTAATTTGGCAGGAGAAGAGAAGATTTATAGGGCATCAACAGGTGTAGATGAATTTTTCTACGGTGAAGTTGGAGAAGGTACAGTTGCTGCCTATATTGAGCGAGTAAAGTTTTTACAAACAATTAATGTAGAAATGCCACAAGAAATTGTTCGTGCTCGAGGAGATAATAAAACAGCTGAAATGGCTGTATCCAGTGGAGATGTTTCTGTAACTTCAGGATTTCATAAAATCCCGTTAGAAGACAAACAACGATTATTAGGGCTTGAAGTAGTTGATGGTCTTACTTCAATGGGTAGCGAGGATAATCCTCCATATGTAGCAGTTATCTTTGCAAAAACATATGAAGATGGTTCTCGTGAATATGTAGGACTACCAAAAGGGTTATTTACTCGTCCGAATATTACAGGTAATACAAAAGGTGAAAGTGTCGAATTCAGTTCAGAAGAAATAGCTGCACAATTTATGGACCGTAAAGTGGAAGGATTTACAAAAGATAAATCTGTTATCTTTGCTTATGATCCACCAGGTGAAACTACTGATAGAGACAAGTTATTCCTGAAAATTTTCGGGTTAGCATATCCATCAGCAACTACAATCCCAGAAGGAGCGTAAACCATGTCTAATACATTAAAAGTAGATGAAATTAAAAAAATCTTAAATGACGCAGGTGTAGCCTTTGACGAAACATTGAAAAAGGATGAACTTCTCCAGTTGATGAAAGACTCGAATTTAAATGATGATGTCAAAGGTGGAACTGAAGCGTCTAAAGAATCAATTCAAACTGAAGAACCTCAAAAGAAATATGTAGTTGTCCATGATTTCAGAGATCTAAATGATGGGAACACCATTTACATTAAAGGCGATATTTATCCACGAAGAGCCGATTCAATTGTGGATGAAGCCAGAATTAAAGAGTTGTCTTCCACAAATAACAAATTGGAAAGAGTTTTAATTCAAGAGCAGGAATAGCCTGCTCTTTTTAATTACCTAAGGAGGAATAGAAGATGGCAAATCTAAAAAAGAACGCAATTGTACTGGTAAAAGAGGTAAAGGAAGGGGAAATTGTTGAAGCAACTTATTTTACTCCGGCATTTATTCCTTTGAGTGTTGTTTATCAGGCAATTGATTTGAGCAATGAATTGAGCAAAGTTACATCAGCTACTGAAAAAGATATGATTGCTAAGATGGTCGATTTTGTAACAAATGATATTTATAAGAATCAATTTACAAAAGAAGAATTGGAGAACGGTTTACATGCTCCAGATGCCATTCAAACGCTTAGGGAACAGGTGATTTTTATAATGCGTGGTCAACAAAGTGATGAATCAAAAAAGTTGTTGGAGAAGAAAATTTAACGGACGAGGATTTTTCTCCAGCCAAACAAAAGGAGTATTTGGATGAACTTGTCCGAGATTTAATGAAACAAGGTAAGGACGTCAATGAAATATTAAGTATGCCTTATCAATTCATGTTAGATCTAATGGCAGAACGCAATAAGCCAAAACAAACAAAATCCTTAATTGCCGCATTCGGAGGTTAAGGATTTTTATTTTTTCTACGAGAGGAGGTAAAGAGAATGGAAAGGATTGAAGGCTTGTCGATAGGACTTGACCTAGACCAAACAGCGTTAAATAGAGGATTAACTGGATTAAGGGAAAGACTTCGCACAGTAAACAGTGAAATGAGAGCGAACCTTTCAGCGTTTGACAGAGGAGATCGTTCTGTATCAGCATTTGAAACCCGACTTAATGGATTAAATCGTAAGTTGCAAGTACAGGAAGAGATTACTAAAACTGCTAGGCAAGAATATGAAAAAATGGTTCAACAGCATGGCGAAGGTTCACGAGAAGCAGAGAGGGCAGCCAGAGCCTTCAACAGTGAAGTTGCTGCATTAAATACTTTACGAAGAAATATCAATAATACTCATCGCGACCTTGCAGAATTAAGAGAGGAGCAAAGACGGGCAGAGTCTGGTTGGACTCAACTTGGTCAGTCTATAGACAGGGCTGGAGATACGGCAACCAATGTTGGTCAGAAGATGAGTAGTGCAGGTTTAGCTTTAACAGCTGGCTTAACAACGCCATTACTTGGAGCAGCTGCCGCAGCAGGAGAAGTAGCGTATGAGTTTGGTAAGGCTTCGGGTGTCATCCAGGCAGAACTAGGATTGTCCGAGGAAAAAGCAAAGAAATTACACGGGGTCGCTAAGGATCTGTGGGAAGATGGATTCGGGGATAGCATTGAAGATGTTTCCACTAAGATAGCTGGCGTTACTAAAAGTTTGGGTGATTTAAGTGAAGTTGACCTTTCATACGTAACTGCCGGTTTAGAGCTGTTTGAGAAGCGAGGTTGGGGAGATCAACAAGAAGCACTAAGAGCTGTTAAAGTTCTTATGGAACAGTTTGGGATGTCTTCATCTGAAGCAATGGACTACTTAACAAAGGGCTTCCAAAATAATTTGAATTTTAGCGGGGAATTTCTTGATAGTGTTTCTGAGTACTCAACTTATTTTTTCGAGTTTGGAATGACAGCTGATGATATGTTTGCCAAATTTAAAGCTGGTGCTGAAAGTGGAGCATTCCAGCTAGATAAAGTTGGGGATTCCATGAAGGAATTCTCTTTACGTGCCAAAGATGGTTCTAAGAGCAGTACAGAGGCATACAAAGCACTTGGTTTAAACGCAAAGGAAATGACTGCTCAGTTTAATAAAGGTGGCGATGATGCCAAAAAAGCCTTCTCCAAGGTAATTAAAGCCATTAAGGAAACCAAGGATGAAAACGATAAGAATGCAGCGTCTGTAGGACTTTTCGGGACACAATATGAGGACCTCGGAGAAAAAGCTTTTGATGCAATGTTAGAAGCAAGTAAAGGTCTTGAAAACGTAGAAGGAGCAACGAAAAAGGCTAGTGACGCTCTTCGAGATAATCTAGGTACTAGAGCAACAAAGGTATGGCGTGATTTTGTGGAGGACATGGAGCCTGTTGGTGAATCTCTTCTTGATATTGCCGAGGATGTATTCCCTAAAGTGGCCACAACAATAGGGGATGTAACAAGTGCCTTTGCGGATATGTCACCAGAAACCCAAAAAACAATGCTTGCCATTGCAGGGGTAGGTGCTGCAGCAGGACCAGTTATAATGGCGGTAGGGAGCTTGACAACAGGAATTGGCTCTTTAGCGAAGTTTGTTGGTCCACTTATCCCTTTGCTTGGTTCAGGAACAGGATTCGCAGGAGTATTAGGGGCATTGACAGGGCCTGTAGGTATAACTGCTTTGGCTTTAGTGGGCTTAGGTGCTGGATTTATAGCTCTTGATAAAGATATGGATAAACCAATAATCAAAAGCGATATTTTTGCTGGTAAGGTCTCAGAGTCTACGCAAAAGGTTTTAAGTCAATATGACAAATTAAAAACAGATTCAAATTCTCTTCTAATGCAAATGGCAACGGGAAATGAAGAGGTAACAGATCAACACATTGCAAATGTAGTTGCAAAATATCAAGAAATGACAAAATTGATTCTTGAACAGTTAGATACAAGGCATCAAGAAGAACGAGCAAAGCTAGTTGAACAATTGAATCAAAACAAAACATTGAGCGATGAAGAGAAAGCAAGAACACTTGCTGATTTTGATGAACATTATGCAGAGGAAAGGCAACTAGTACAAGACAACGAAACAAAAAAGTTAGACATAGTTAAAGGTATGCAGGGACAGACAGAGGTAGAAAGACAAGCTGCAAGAGAGAGAATAGCACAAATTGATCTAACTAATGATGAAGTAATGCTGGAAAATACAACGAAAACAAAAGATGAGTACCTTACTATACAGAGAAATCTTAAAGATGAAGCGGGTATTATTTCCGCCGAAAAGGCTGCAAAGTATGTTGCTGATTCAAAAGAGACAACTGATAAAGTTATCGAAGAAGCGAATAAAAAAGCAGACGAGGAAATAGCTTCAGCGACATACCAAAGAGATGTAACAGGTAGCTTATCTAAAGAAGCTGCCGATGCCTTAATTGCAGATGCAGAACGGCGTAGAGACAATACAGTTTCAACTGCTGAGGATGAGCATACAGCGGTTATTAAAGCTGCTCAAGAACAAGCAGGCGAGCATGTGGATGAGGTTAACTGGTCAACAGGAGAGATTTTAAGTAAGTATGATATTCTTTACAACGGTGTTCTTAGTGCGGTTAACTGGATAAGTGAATTATTCGGTAAGGAGCCAATTGCAAAAAAAGGATCAGTAAAAGAAAATGGCCGTCAAAAAATTAATAGGCAAAATGCTGAATTAAAGGCAGCATATGCTGTTGGAACTCCAAGTACTGGTCACCCTGGTGGTCCGGCAATTGTTGGTGAAGAAGGAAGAGAACTTGCTTTTATTCCTGGTAAAGGAGTAACACTTTTAGGAACAAGAGGACCTGAATACCATTCTAATTTACCGACGGGCACATCAGTACTTCCTAATAAAGAAACTGAGCAAATGTTAAAGAGTTATGGTTTTCCAGGGTATGCAGAAGGGATTGGAGATTATTTTGACTTATTCCTAGATGGTGCTAGTGGTGTTTGGGATTTTGTTCAGGATAAGTTTGGTCTAAAAGACATTTCGATTCCATCTTGGTCAGGTAATCCATTAAAGATGATTGGAAACCTTGCAACTGATTGGATTAAAGATACGTGGGACAATTGGTTTGGAGATATAGGCTCTTTAGGTGGAGCTGGTGTACAACAATGGGCAGGTGTCGCTACTAAGGCATTGATGCTCACTAATCAATATAGCCAATCGAATTTAGATAGGTTACTTTATCAAATGCAAACAGAATCCGGCGGTAATGCTAAAGCAATTAACTTGTGGGATATAAATGCTAAAAGAGGAATACCATCTAAAGGTTTAATGCAGGTAATAGATCCGACATTTAAAGCTTATGCAATGCCTGGATATAACTCAGACATTTATGACCCAATGTCAAACATACTAGCTTCCATCAGATATGCAGTTTCGAGGTATGGAAGTTTAGAAAAGGCATATCGAGGAGTTGGATATGAGACAGGTGGGTTAATCAATACTGCAGGAATGTATCAACTTGCTGAAGGTGGGTGGCCAGAGTTTGTAATACCTACTGATCCAAGCAGAAGAACAGACGCTATGAAACTTTTAGCTTTAGCTGGTAAGGAAATTCAAGGGAATAAGCGTCCGAACCAATTGCCTAATCCGACTGGAGCAAGCACTGCTGCAGTAGCAGTTGATAATACCGCTGAGATGTTAGCGGTATTGAAACAAATTCTACAGCTACTACTGAATACTGATTTTAGCGTTAACATTGATGGAGAGCCATTGATTAGAAAAGTGTTCAAGTATATTGATGCCATAGCTACATCCAATGTCCAAAGTGCAGAAAGGGGGCGAGCGTAGATGCTAGGTATCACTTATAATGGTCATCACTCATATATGGATTTCCAGATCCCGATTGCTTCCCGGGACATTGGAATAGCAAGAAAACAAAAGAATCTCATCACATTACCCTTTAGTAATGAGCAACTCGACTTCAGTGAGTTGTATGGTTCACAAGCATATGAGCCTCGGTCGCTCACATATGAATTTTCAATAATGAATCGCCAGCAACTAAATCCACAGTATGTGCATACTGCAAAAACTAAATTACTAAACTGGCTGTCTACTACTCAAGGGAAAGTTAGGCTTGAGGATGACGCTATACCCGGCTATTATTTTCTCGCTGAGTTTGATGAAGGTGGAAGTTTTCAGGATGATTGGAAGTCTGGTGTCCTTACTGCAAACTTCACAGCCTATCCTTTTATGATTGGTATACGCCCAGAAGGCAACGATATTTGGGATGAATTCAATTTCGAATTAGATGTTGCACAGCAGGTGAGATTCGATGTTAATGGTAGTCTTTCCATTAATTTGCTTAATGTCGGAACACCGAATGTTACACCCGAAATAATTACATCTGCAGCTATGACTTTGCGTAAAGGTGGCATTACTTTAAACGTTCCTGCTGGCAGAAATAGAAGCGATGATTTCACTTTTTCTACAGGCGATAATCTAGTCACAATCACCGGTGCTGGAACTATTGAATTCGTGTACTACAAGGAGCTACGCTGATGTATAAGGTGACTTTGATTAATGATGGCAAGCCCATCACTATCCATCATCCTTTTGTTAATAAAATAAAATTACCAGAGGGGTCGATCAGAAAGGGAATTAACTTGATCGACTCTTTTGATTTTAAGATATATCCGGGTAACCCTGGATACAGGAAAATAAAACCTCTGAAGACACTTATTAATGTGTTGAATATAAAGACAGGTAAGTATGTGTTTGAGGGCCGTGTGTATAAGCCGAAACGAGCAATGGATGGCAGTGGTATCCTAAGTGATACATTCGAAGCTGATGGGGAGCTGGGCTATCTTGGAGACAGTCAGCAAAAGCACAGGGAATATCGAGGTTCCCCTATCACTTTCCTGCAGGAGTTGTTGGATTATCACAACAGCCAAGTCGAGGGATATAAACAGTTTAAACTCGGTCAGGTTACAGTGAAGGATCCTAACGATTTCGTCTACTATTACACGAGTGCAGAGCAATCAACATTTGACACAATAAAGGATAAGCTACTTGATCGCCTTGGTGGTGAATTACGGATTAGGAAAGAGAATGGGGTTCGGTACCTGGATTATCTGCAGCAGATAGGTGAGCAGAAGAAAAATACACCTATTCGACTTTCCAAGAACCTGAAAAGCATAACACAGGAAGTAGATCCAACAAACATCATCACTCGTCTTACTGTATTGGGTGCGAGAATAGAGTCAGAAGACGAGGGAGCAACTGATGCATCCGAAGCTAGAATAACAATTGAGTCTGTCAATAACGGGTTGTCTTATATTGATAGTCCACCACTGATTGCTGAATTTGGAATACGGGGTGGCTCAGTCACCTACGATGATATCACTGATTTAACTGTTTTAAAGCGTATAGGTCAGGAGTATTTGGGAAGCCAAAAGACACTTCTTGCACAGTACACGATTGAAGCAGTCGACTTATCGTCGATTGATAAGGCTGTTGACAGTTTCGAATTAGGAAACAGTCATCCAATTAAAAACCCTATAATGAGCATTGATGAAGACTTGCGAATTGTGGGCACACAAATTGATATTACTACGCCGGAAAACTCTTCGCTTACAATCGGTGATAAATTTGTGAAGCTGGCTGATTATCAAGCAAATGCAGCAAGGGCATCTAGGAATGTGTCTCTCATTGAGTCCAGGGTGGTGTCGCAGTCCCAACGAATAGGGTCACTGTCTGCCGAAGTAAAAGCGGTTAATGAGAGTGTGACTCAAATCAACCAAGCTATTATCGATAGCGACCTTCCTGGTGTTAATCAAGCGATTGTCAATTTAAACGAAGCAATATATGACTTGAATGCTGCCATTGAAGCTATCCCGCTATATGGTCCAGCTACCTCATTAAAAGATGGGTTAATGTCATACTTAGATAAGAAAAAGCTTGATTTCATCACAATTTCAAAAAATGTAAATTTGGAAGAACTGCAGAAGAAACTGGATCTTATTTCCGTTATTCAACCTGTGGATCTTGATCAGATGAATGAGAGGATAACCGCATTGGAAGGAGGGACCGTTTAATGGCGAGTGTTAGTAAGGAAATAAACGAAATAAGAACAGCGCAATACGGTGTAGATGTAAGAGAGAGTTTAGCAAAAGGGTTAGAATTAGTTAACAAGGAGACAGAACAAACAACGGAGTTACAAAACACCCTCAATCAAATATTTAAACAATTAATTATTGATGCTGGTAATTCAAATTCCGAAATTGTTGCTTCACGTGGTGAAACGGATTGGCTCCCAGATCGTTTAACCAATATTAACGAGCAAATAAACAATGCATCATCTAGTTTGGAAAGTGTATCCACAGATACTACGATTATTTTAGGTGTTGGAGTATATGGAGAAAAGTATCCAAAATTACCGGAGGATGGAGACGACTTTCCTCGTATGGCTAGAGCTATTGCAGCCCTAACGGACGTAGGGAAGGGGAAGTTAGTATTAACTCAACAGGATTACTACACAAGTCAAAATCTTTTTGTACCTGAGAATGTAGAACTGGAAGGAAAAGGACATGGAAAAGACATCACTTGTATTCACTATACTGGGGAAGGTTTTGCTATACGTTCCACAGGTCATCACACTAGATCGAATATCAAAAATATCCGTCTTGAAACGAATGGAAATAATTCAGGAATTCAATGTGGAGATTTTTTTGCGAATTTAAACGGGTATGTTCCGGGACTAACAAGATTTGAAAACGTTACTGTTACTGGTGTTGGGCAAGGACAGATGGGTTTGTATTTACTTAATACTAGCCATGTAACATTAGACAATGTTCATATAGGATACGATTCTGAAGGGGGAATTGGTTGTAAGATTGAATCTGACCAACTCAATACAGGTGTTATCGTCGCGAATAATTGTACCTTCGGTAGAGTTGATAATACAAATCATGGATTAGTTATAGATGGTAACGCTGCTTTGGATTCCTTTGTGTTTAACGCTTGTTACTTTGGTGGGAAGAGTTCACCAGTCCAGTTAGGAAAAAGTCCTGCCGGGGTTGTTCGAGCAGCCACTTTTAACTCTTGTCACTTTGAATGTAGAGATGGAGAAGCTCTTGAAATTTATAATGTTCGGGGTGGAGGTATATTTGGTGGTTCTATCCAAGGATATTGGACATTAAAATATGGAGTTGTATTTAAAGCAGAGGGTATAGCAAGAAGGTTTAATGTTTTTGGAGTGGAGTCCAATGGTGTTTTAGTAGCTATGTATCGTAACGAAGGAGCTCTAACATTGGAAGACTGTATTTTACAGGCATCTGCACGAACTGGTTCATCTGCTTGGTATCCAGAGTCACCTTATGTCATAGGTCAAAAAGTTTACAATGGTGAGAATGTTTATGAGTGTGTTATTGCTGGTGAAAGTGGAACTTTGCCACCTACTCACAAAAGTGGTACAAGCACGGATGGAGAAGTAGTCTGGAAGTACTTTGCTCCCATATTGCAACAGTTCATTGGGGATTTCAATAATTGCCAGCGTTTTGATGAGACAAAGCTCCGACTGAAAACAATCGTACCAGAGGAAATATTCCTTGGGGGTAGAAAAATTGACTATGGTAATAATGCTCCAACAAGTGGAACTTTTGCCCAAGGGGATAAACGAATTAATACTTCTCCTACAAAAGCAAAAAACATACATTATTGGCAATGTGTCTTATCTGGCACACCTGGTTTGTGGATGGCGGTTGGAACCGGTCATGGAACTACTTCGGAAAGGCCTTCTTTATTGGTGAACGATGGAGGTTATTTATATCGAAATACTGAAACAGGTAATTTGGAATATTGGTCAGGCAGTGTTTGGATCTAAATGAAGGGGATGAAAAAATGATTATAGGTATTACAGGTAATTATAATTACAAGGGTATACCCCTAACAAGTGCTTTTGCTCGAATAGATACAGTTTCAAGCTACGATACACATTGTACAGTTAATGTAAATATATATGCGAGTAAAGAGAGTTACGACCAAGGAGCTGGTTTTCTAGACACCATATACCCTATTGGATTTGAAAAAGTAATTGGAAACACAGTAGGGGATGATCGTACGCAAGCTTATGGTTCTTTAAAAACAGATGAACGATTTAAGGAATGGATAATTGTTGAAGAGTGAAAGCATCTTGGGATAGCCAGGGTGCTTTTCTAAAATTTCATCCTCCTATAGATAGTTAAAGGGTATCTTCTTATTATGTAGAATATTGTCTAATAAGGGGGGATTTATATGAGAGCAGTCTCAGGAGATCGAGTAATTTTTAAGGAGTGTATTTTGTCTTTTCGACCAGATAAGGATATTGGAGATTTGAAAAATGAAATTGTTAACAAAAATTCAGGGTATTTATTACTTGATTTTAATTTAAACGTGGATTTGAATTTTGGTTTCTTTCAAATTAAAAGAAGTCTAGAAGTCGGCTTACCTGGTCCTCGTTCTGCATTTATTTCTCCAGTTATATTACCTGATTGGGTTGAGGAGTTTTATTCACATACTTTTACTCTTGGCCTAGCATCGGTCTTATCTTTTGTTTGGAACAGACCGGTTAAAGCACCAAGAGACGGTTATATGAATGGTCGGACAAATATAAGTGAATTTGAGTTGGAACAATTAGCTATATTACACCCAATTCTAACAGCAGGTCCAGGCTATTCTGCTACTAGACTTTCTACTGCTACAATTAATGAAATGCACAGTAATTCTAAAAAAATAATAACTAAATTATTTCAACTTCCTTATGAGACTTATACTGAAGTAATGCAATCTATTAGATTAATTCAATTAGCTTACTTAAATGAAAGAGATGATTTTGGTTTATCTTATTATCTTTTAATCTCTGCAATTGAATCAATTGCAGTTAAAGCGGTAAAAAGAAAAAAAACTGATGTGAAGCATCCTAAAGAAAATCTGTGGAAAGAAATGGGTGAAAAAGACCCAGAAGTTAAAGAGTTACTTAAATTGTATAAGGAGGCTAGGGATTCTAAAGGTTTAGCAAAGCGATTTGTGAACTTTATTCTTGAGTTTTGTCCGATAGATGAATGGAATGAGATGGAACATCCCATGCAGTCTACATTGAGTTATATTGAAGAAATAACAGGAGAAAAAAACGATTTTTGGTTAAAGAAAAACTTTTATGAAATTTATCCAGAGGATTTAACAGCAGACGAGATTAATGCTGTGTTAATGGATCTATATAAGAATAGATCAGCATTTACGCATGAAGGAAAAAATCCGCCACATAATGATCCTTATGGACCAGAGAAATATTTTGAAAGACAAGGCTTTATTAATGACGAATACTTGTATGAATCGAGAGTTATGATTAATTATAAATTAATGTGTTTTATTACAAATCGTTCAATCTCTAATTATATTTTCAAATAATTATGAGCCTCTTTATAGGGGCTTTTTTAAAGGAGGTGTTGAAGTGAATATAGATAAAAAAGGGGGAGATAGCAATGTCTGTGGAAACGGAGGTGCAGTCATCATTGAATAAAGAATTTGCAAGTAAGGCGGAGTTTGACATCTTAGCTAAAGAAGTAAGGGACATCCAGAGAGAGCAGGACAAACAGAGTGGAAAAATAGATTTTATAGAGAGGCAGCTCGGTAAGATTGAAGAGAACACGACTTGGATAAAAAGAACAATAACAGCAGCATTAATAACAGCGATTTGCACCGGAGTAATTGGCGGAGCAATCGCTGTTTTTTATGGTTTATTACAGAAATAGGGGTGAATCAAAATGGATAATGGCACATTAATTAGAACAATCGTTTTGTTTGTAGCTCTGCTCAATCAATTTTTAACTAGCTTCGATTTATACAAAATACCAGGAACAGCAGAAGAACAGACAGCTTTCCTGTCAGCAGTATTTACTTTCATTACAGCTGCCATTGCTTGGTTTAAAAACAACTACATTACAGCTAAAGGTAAGAAACAAAAGGATTTATTGGTGGCACACAATTTAGCTCAGGAAAAGTAAGGCTCCTAATTTGGGGCCTTTTTTATTTGGAGGTGTCAGTAGTGTTAAAGAAAATTAAATGGTTTTTCAGCAAGGTAGATCAAGCGGAACAAGACATTTTATTAAACGAAAAATATTAAGGAGTGGATAATATGAGTGTTGAAAATCTAAAAGAAAAAGCAATTAAACGTATGGGTACAGGCATGAAAGCTATTGTGGTAACTAAAGTATTAGAAATCATTGAGCAATCCTATAAAGAAGGTATTTATGTATTAATTACAGATGGTTACCGTTCATATGCTGAACAAGATGCACTTTATGCACAAGGCCGTACTAAGCCTGGTAAGATTGTCACTAATGCAAAAGGTGGTCAATCTAAACATAATTTTGGAATCGCAGTTGACTATTGCTTAACTAATAAGGAAGGTACAGCAGCTTACTGGACTGTTAATTCACAATGGAAACGAGTAGCTTCTATAGCCAAAGGGAAAGGCTTTGAGTGGGGCGGAGATTGGAAGGGGTTTGTAGACAATCCACACCTTGAATACACCGGGGAAATTACTATAGTACCTGATAAAACAGAAGTTGGTTCTAATATAGTTACTACTCCAAGTAAGCCTGATCCTGGCTCAGATGCTAATATCAAGAAGTTCCAAACTTTCCTTAATGGATACACAAAAAAGGCAAACTTCAAAGCTCTTGTTGTGGATGGCTACTCTGGTCCAAAAACAAAAACAGCAGCAATTCGTGTATTTCAGTATTTTGCTAAAGTATCAATAGACGGCATCTTTGGAAAGAAATCAAAATCTGCGTGTCCTGTTGTAGTACCCGGTACTGACTGGGAGAAGTGGACTCGACTTGTTCAGGGAATGTTGTACTTCCACAAATACAATCCAGAAGGATTTGATGGTATTTATGGTAAAGGATGCAAAGATGCGGTAATGGCCTTTCAATATGATAGGGGAATCAAATCAGACGGTGAAGCTGGACCGAATACTTTTGCTAAGTTTTTTGCATAATACCGTAATTTAAAGAATACTATAATGTTGTGACTGATACCACCTGCTGACTCACCCTACTTTGCGGAGTAGGGTGTAATTATTTTTATGATGCAGTTGTATAAAAACTTCTATTTTAGTGAAAAATAAATATGTAACTCCTTCTAACGCTAGTCATAAGAAAATCCTGTTGTTAGAACAGGATTTTTTTTATTAACACTTTAGCGAAAATTACATACAATATATAGAACCAGACAGACAATTTACTTTTTAACATCAGTAGAACCCTCTAATACGTAGAGGGTTTTATGCATTAATTTAGCAACGATTTAATTTAATTAAAATGTATAAAAACCTCTAATTAGAAAAAAAAATAAACATGTTCTTTCTAACAAACAAACCTTTGTACTAAAACCCCTTAATTTCTAATTTAGGGGTTTTGTTTTTTTGCACTTAGTTATTATTAATAACATATAATAAAGAGACCTAAGGTAGCATGTATACACTTTTCTTTTAATGTTGCTTAGACTCTACAAAAATTTGTAGAGTTTTTTTTGTATACTTTTTATGAACTAGGTTATAATAATAATCAATCCATAACTGATTCACTGACAATGCCTTACTCTTCGGAGTAGGGCAATTTTTATTTTATCTTGAATTTTGTAATTAGGTAGATTAGACTATTTATAGGTAAAATTACATATTTTTATAAATGGAGGATAATTATGAAAAAAATAGTATCTATATTATCTATTTTAGCAATCGTTGTATCTGTACTTTCCATTAGTACATTAAATGGAAGTATAGTTAAAGCTGCAACAATTGGAGAAAGATTGACTGAACCAGAAGAAGGATGGATAAGGTTTGATGAAAATGACTCTGCTATTAAATATAGTCCAGATTACTCAACATGGACAAAATTAGGTAGCACTACTGGGGTGTACAAGTCAGTTCCTCGTTACACTAACAAGGCGGATGCAACTGTTCGATTTGATTTTACTGGAACAAAAATTAGAATCATACAAAGAACCAACACTGATAATAAAAAAGCTCATGTCACAATAGATGGAGTGGAAGAGACTTTTGGTGGATTTAAAAACCAATTCCAAACATTAGTATATGAAAAAACTGGTTTAGAAAACAAAAGACATACAGTAGTTATTACCTGGAGTGGTAGTGGCTATTCAAATACTCCAGATGCAATTGATATAGATGAAAATGGTGAACTTCTTGACCCTGAAACTCCAGAAACTCCTGAAGAGCCCGATAACGTTCTTGTTGAGTCTTTAAAATTGAATAAAGAAACGTTAGATTTAGTTAAAGGTTCAAGTGAAGCTTTAATTGCATCCGTAACACCAGAGACTGCAACAAATAAAAATATTAAATGGACAAGTAGTGATCCAGAAATAGCATCTGTTGATGACAGTGGTAATGTGATTGCAAAGAGTGCAGGAAAAGTTACAATTACAGCTGAAACTACAGATGGAAGTAATCTAAAGGCAATTGCAGAAGTTACTGTAAAGGAAGAAGAGGTTGATGATAGTAGAGGAATACTTAAATTAATTACAACTACTGATGACTTGCATGAATATGATTTATCAAAATCTGATATTACTAAATTTATAGCTTGGTTGGATACAAAAGGAGTAGACAAACCATATTATGAATTCAAACTTAACGTAACAACAGGGAATATTGATTCAAGAACTGAATATATTATGTATGATGAAATTGTTAGTTTTGTAGTTGATGAGTATTAATGATGTGTCCTACTCTTTTGAGTAGGGCATTTCTTATCTCTAGTAAAAATGAGGTTAAGATCAAACTGTTTAAAAACCTCCCAATCGGGAGGTTCAAGGTTTATTATAGATTTGTTATTTCATAGTAAACGATTTGATCGTACACTAAATTTTCAGTTCGTTTAAGTTCTTCATTATTAAAAGTGTAGATTGCGTTTCCTTCTCCATTTAATCTCTTGCTAAGCCAGTTCTCAAAATCATCTGCTTCTTCTGTTGTAAGAGTGTATTCTTTTTCGAATCCATCAACCATTTGTATTCTTAGGTGTACATTTTTACTATCAGTAGCAGGCTCGTCAGTAGCAGGCTCATCAGTGGTTGGCTCATCAGTAGTTGGCTCATCAGTAGTTGGTTCCTCGGTAGTTGGTTCTTCAGTATAAATAGTAGAATACACATTAAATTCCATAATATTAACATCAGTAGTAGATTTATTATGTATTGCAACCTTCGACACATCAACTAAGCTAATATCTTCAGGCAATTTTATTAATGAACCATCTTTAGTTGTTGATGTTGGAGTATAAGTCTTGAGAACTCCACCTGAGCCATTTAAAAAATAAACGTTAATTTGACTTTCAGGAATATCTGTTTTTAACCTAATATATCCAATTTTAGTTGGCTCAGTTAACTCGTAGATAAAATGATCCATTCTAGTTGCACCACCATCATAACGCGGTAGGAGTTGATATGTGGATTCATCGTTATCAGTAACAGTAATAACTTCGTCCTTTTTTGCAGTCTGACTTGAAGCTACAGCACTATACCCGATTCTGTTATCAAGTAGTCCTCCTGAATAGTCAATAGGTGCCTTGGTATCCTCCTCGTTTGCAAATGAATGAATGCTATACGAAAGCGATAAGAAAGCAATAATAACAATACTAGCTACAAAAATCCTTTTAAACATTAATAAAACCTCCCATAATTAAGTTCCATAGTTATATATCGGATAGTAGAATAAATGTTAAATAATTTTTGGTTTTTTTTCTATGAATTGGTATCCTGTAATGAAAGTATTATGTATAATAAAAAACCTAACTGAAAAGTAAGGTTTTTTTATATGTCTTTATGTAAGTAATAAGATAATAATTTCTGTGTGTTATTCTTCAGATTAGCATTAAAGAATCGATGTGCTTCATGATATCCCTTGTAGTAAATATCATATTCTGTGAAAGTCCCGTCATTATGCCCTCGAATAACTTTCATCTTAAGTTTTCTCATTTCATCATTGAGTTTCTTCAAGTCTTTTTGGACCTTCAACATAGTGTGCTCGATTAAATCTAAGTAGACTAACTTAATCTTAAACGCAGTAATTTCAGTAACCTTGCGGTCGTGCTCTAATACCGAAAGCACCAAGGGTAAATAAATGGATTGTTCCACTAATCTTAGGTCTTCCTCTAATATCTTTGTCATACTTACACCTTCTGGACATCCACAATTTTTTGAAATGGAATTTTATGAATTAGTTCATTCTTATCTTTAATCCGGAACTCATTCTTTATGTAATCAATAAAGTGTGTATGGCCGATAATGGACTCGATGTATCCTTTCTTAAATAGTTTAAACTCCAGCTGCAAGTTATACTCCATTGCTTCATGTATAAGCATTTCAATCTCAGCTAACCTATCCACATCCAATATAGGCTGGTCTACTTTCTTAAGATTTATTAATTCTTGTTTTACTGCTGCTACATGTTCTGGAAGCATCATTGCTGTCCATTTTCTATTCCCACGGTCCCTAATCACGACATCCATCTCCTTTATATAATTAAAATAATATCAGAACAATTGTTCGTATTCAATATTGATTTAGAACAATTGTTCGTATATAATATATCTCAAAAGGGAGGTCTTATAGATGAAAGGTTTACTTAAAAGAGCTGTAGAAAATAACGAGGTTTTAGAAATGATTTATCAAAACAATAAAGGGGAATTTAGTCAGCGTATGATTCAGGTGATAAAACTGAATGAAGAATCTTTTAGTGCTTATTGTTTCACTCGTAAACAGAAACGGACTTTTAAGTTAACCAGTGTTTTATCAATAGGAACAGCACGTAAAATAAGGAGAGGTGCGTAATTATGACGTTAGTAAAACCTAAGAAGGTTAAGAAACCTGCAAGACCAACAAGAGATGAGTTTGAATTAGAGGATATTGCAAATACCTTAACCGAATCATTAGAGGAAAAGAATGAACTTAGAATAACTGTGTGGAAGAGAGAAGATCCTGTCAGAGGTAAAGTGGTTAAGATGGATGGTAATACAAAGTTAATTCATATAGAAAATTTCACTGAAACAATAAAAGTTAAATTTATGGATATTTTATATGTTCAGAGAGTATAAAAGCCCAACTCGTTTGAGAAGGGCTTTTTTGGTTTATTTATTTTTGTATTTGTACATTTGACTTTTCATTGTTCTTTTTTGTTACCATCATATATCCAGAAATAAAAAGGAGTACTCCAGGAACTACATATACTGAGAATGTATAAAAAATACCAATAACTAGAGTAAACATCCCCCATTTAAAATTATTTTCCTTAATCTTAGGAATCGATTTCCATGCCAATATAATTAAAGGTAGAGAAAGAAGCGAATAAATAAACAGATAGAAAAAAAAGAAATTAGAAATTTTGTGAGTTATTGGTTCAAAACCTAAGAAAAAAGCTATGATTGCTCCGATAATCCCCTCAATAGTTAATAATAAAGTAGCGATTTTAGTTATTGTGTACTCTGTAGTTCGATTCAATTTTATTGTTCCTCCAAGTTGTTTTCTTTATATTCATACAGATCCTCTAATTTACATTCTAATAACTTAGATAAAATATATGCTTTGTCCATTGTAGGATATGTCTTTCCTGTTGCCCAATTAGTTAATGTATTTGGACTTATACCTAATTCTTTAATTATATGCTCCCTTCGATACTTACTAACTCTTAATAATTCTCCAATTCGGCTTATTAACATTTACGAACACCTCTTATTTAAGTTTCTTCAAATTTTTATTTAATCCTTCCACAATTATTTGTGGTAAAAAGGCATAATTATTTGCTTAATCTAATACCATTTACTATACCAAATGAATTGCCACCCTAGTAGCTAGTTCGGGAATATGCCAGATGCCTACATATCAAGGGATAAACCATTGAATTTTAAATGCTAGATCGCTGGGATAGATTCTTAAGAATCTACAAAGAGGTGGCGTTAGGAAGGAGACAGTTATGTTTTTTGAAGCAATCACAACTTTATTGATGGGAAGCCTTGCGCTTCAGGCGCATTTTTCAAAAAGTGGAGTAGGGAATGATTCGAAGAAATTGAACAAAATATTTGCCCTGTCAGGATTAAACGTAAAAGACGGCACTCATACATTAACTGCTCAGCAGATGAAGAAACGAAATTATTCTTGGGGAACAGAGTACAAATATCGCATTCCTTTAGGACGCAGCTTTGAAGACTATCTCAATAAACAACAGGTAATTGAAGCCGGCTTAAACACACGTAAAGTAAAAATACAATTAGGCGACTTGAAACAGCTTAAATTAGACAAACAAATCATTTTTAATATTAAAAGCTTGTATCAAAAGAAGTTAACTGAAAAGAAGGAAATCGAGTTATCTTATGATGGCATGTTAGTAGTTAGAGTTTATGAAGAGCCATTGCCAACTTTGGTGAATATGTTTGAAGGCAAAAAGTGGTCTGTACCTATTGGTATAACAAGAGAAAAAAATGAAAGGATTCTACATGATTTTGAAAAGATTCCGCACTTTGTATTAGGTGGTGCAACTAGATATGGAAAATCCAATTTAATAAACGGAATTATTGTTTCTTTAATTAAGCAGCGACCCAAGCAAGTAAAGCTTCACCTTGTGGATTTAAAGGGTGGAGTGGAATTATGCGATTATGAAAATGTTGAGCAAACCGTAAATATTGCTTATGAACCTGAGCAAGCCCTGGTAGTCTTATCTAATGCTTATAAAGAAATGAGAAGGATGCAAGAACGACTGAGAGCTGTAGGAAAGAAGAATGTTCAGGAAGCAGGAATACCAGAAAGGCATTTTATTATCATTGATGAAGTCGGAGAACTCAATCCTGATGAGGCTGTTGATAAAAAGGATATCAAAAAAGAAGGTGTTGTCATTTTCAAGAGTGAAAAAACCATTAAAGAGGAATGCCAAAAATACATGAGTCAGATTTCAAGATTAGGTGCCGGCTTAGGCTTCCGTTTAATCCTTGCAACCCAGTACCCAACAGGGGATGTTATTCCGCGGCAATGTAAACAAAACAGTGATGCAAAGTTGTGTTTCCGAGTCCAGTCTTCCACAGCTTCGAATGTTGTCCTGGATGGACCCGGCGCAGAGCAGCTGCCGCAAATAAAAGGTCGTGCCATTTATCAAACTGCTGATAACAAAATTATTGTTCAAGTTCCATTAACAGAAACAGATATTATTGAATCCACCATAGAACCGCACATAAGAGAGGTGAAACCAGTTGAAGCAATTGAACAAGAGACAAGAGCAAATCCTATTATCATTGAAAAAACTGGACTTTCTTAATCGTGATCAACTGCAGACTATCCACAGGCTGGGGAAGATACGCAATACGAACCGAATACTAAAAGAATTGTCTCCATACTTAGAAAGTTATCGAGAAGAATACTCCACGATTTATTACTTAAATGCTGAAGGTAGAGCCTATATAAATTCTAATAAAGTTAGACGAAAAAACCCTTTTGTTAATCACACAATCATGCGAAATGATTTCTATATCTTTGCTAAGTTTCCCACAGAATGGGCTAACGAAGTTAAAGTTAGCGATGGTATCACCACTATTTATACAGATACTTGGTTTAAGGCTGGTGGGAAGTATCATTTCTTAGAAGTGGACTCCCTTCAAAAGATGAAGGAAAACAGAATGAAAATAAAAAATTATGCTGCTTTATTTAAGGCAGGCCACTTATCAAAGCATTTTGGTTATTTCCCTAAACTTATATGGTTGACTACAACTGAGTTAAGAAAGAAACAACTAAAAGAACTGTGTAAGGATATACCTTGTGTTGTTTACACGATTGAAGACATTAAATGAGGAGTGATTAGAATGCAAACAATAGCATTTAACGATTTCATGTCAGGTAGCTATAAAAAGGAGAAAAAGGAAGTAAAGAATAAAGTGAATGTAGGTAAGGTTGTTAGAAGGATTGGGACTTCAATTGCAATTCCTTTAGTTATGGCGAAACCTGCTTTTGCAGCAAGTAATGTTGAAGCAGTACCTGCCAGTGCAAAAGAATGGATGGGGGAACAGACTATATCCGCATTAGCTCATGCCTTAGATCCATTAGTCGATGTTCTAGTTGCCCTATCCTTTCCTATTGCATCAGTAATAATTGTAGGAGGCTGTTTCTTCTTCATGTTAGGTAATAGTGAAAAGGCTTGGTCCACAATTCAAAATGCCGGATTAGGCTATGTGTTAATTCAAATATCCCCTTTAATTCTAAGTGTTTTAAAACAGATAGGTAATGCTGTATAA